CGGAGATCACAGTTAGCACCTATGCACGGGGCACGGCTGTAGCGGCACAGGATCTTTCAGACGCAGACTTCTCGCTCGTAATTGACCAAGCGAACTACTTTATGTTCAAAATGGACGATATTGAAACCGCGCATAGTCATGTAAATTTCATGGATTTGGCAACGGATCGTGCGGCATACAAGCTACGCGATACTTTCGATGCTGAAGTCCTTGGCTACATGTCAGGCTGGGAGCTTAACAACTCTAATGTTTGGGTTCGCCGAACTGCCGCAAACGGCACGAAAGCAAACTCAGGTGCAGGGGCAGACGAACTTCTAGCGGCTAACTCCATGTCAATCCTCGATTTTGGTGGATCTGATTTGGGCGTTGCTGGTGAAGTTACCTCCATCCCAGTTGCGGCTGGTGGTGGTGCTGGCGGCATTACTTCTCCATTGGCTGTTCTTAACCGAATGGCTCGTAAGTTGGACGAAGCTAATGTTGACACTGCGGATCGTTTTTTCGTAGCAGATCCAGTGTTTTACGAGATGTTTATGGACGAAAATTCAAAGTTCGTTTCATCAGATTTCGGTGGTGGAGAAGAGCTTCGCAATGGTCGTGTAGGTGATGGTTTGGTTCGTGGCTTTAAAGTCTACAAGTCAAATAACCTTCCCTACGTTGGAACTGGAGCCGGTACTGTACTTTCAACTGGCTCTGAGACTAACTTCGGCACTATCGTAGCTGGGCATAAGTCAGCCTTAGCGACTGCTCAACAACTCAATAAGACTGAAAGCTACCGCGACACAGCATCTTTTGCTGACATCGTGCGTGGGATGCAGTTGTACGGCCGTAAGATCCTTCGTCCAGAAGCGATCATTACTGCTAACTACAACGTAGCCTAAGTAGCAAACTTAGGGGCCCCTGTAATGGGGGCTCCTTTCCTTATTTTTGGGGTTCTTGAATGGCTACATCTTTTATAAATTTAACTAACCAGCTTCTACGAAGACTCAACGAAGTTGAGGTAAAGGTAGTTGAGTTTACTGGTTGTAGAGGAGTTCAAGCCCTAGCAAAAGATGCCATCAGAAACTCTATCGCGCAAATAAACGCGGCGGAGTACGAGTGGCCCTTTAATTCGGCGGAACATACGCAAACTTTAAATGTGGGGCAGGAAGATTATTCTTGGCCGCAGTATTTTAAGACAGCAGATTTTGAAAGTTTTATAGTGGCGAAAAATCCGCTACTGGGAACTACAACATCTAAGCTTAATTTTATATCGCGGGATGTTTATTACGATAAGCACCGGACAGATGATTTAGACGCGGAAAACTCTGAGGGACTCGGACTACCTACTTTAGTAGCTCCCGCCCACGGTAACGGGTATATCGTGTCTCCTACTCCGGACAAGGCGTATGTCATACAATATCGGTATTACTTAAACTTTGCAGATTTACAGTTAAATACTGACGCCACCCGAATTCCTACGCCCTATGACTATGTCATTATTGAGGGTGCGCTAAGTCAGATGCACTTATTTAGGAATAATAATGAGGCGGCCAGTATTGCTCTCCAGCTTTTTAGAGAGGGCATAAAGAACATGCAAGGAATCCTAATTAATCAGTACCAGACAGTTACTGATACCAGAACTCTCAGAGTGGTTAGGGCTTACTTTTAGATGCCAGATTCAATTGAAAGTTACAAAGTCGTTTGCGGAGGTGGGTTAAACTCTAATGAGAACCACCTCGACCTATCTGAGAATAGTCCAGGTAGTGCTATACGTCTTGTAAATTTTGAGCCTTCTTTGTTTGGGGGCTATCGAAGAATAGAAGGGTATTCTCCGCACAAACAAAATGCGGCGGAAGTTGATCCTACTAATGGTGGCGGAAAGATCTTGTCTTTGGACTTCTTTAAGAATGATCTAACGGGCGGGAAAGAACTTTGGGCCACTAGAAAAGTAAAGATGTTTAGATTTGTGGCAACCGCAGGACAGACATCGTTTAAAGGATACGATGCTAACGGCAGAACTCTAGATATTCCTGTTGCCAACAATACTTGGGCCTACATTAATGGCACAAGAAAATATGTTCTTCTTGATTTTACTATTAATTTAAATACGGCGGGGGGAGATGAGCTTGTTCTTAACACCCCAGCAAGCGCCGGAGATGTAATTGAGATAGACGTTAATGAGTACTGTTTCTACAAAGAAACACCGGCTGGGTGGCAGAAGGTAGTTCCCACCAACTCCGCCGGAGTACAGTTGCGTAGAATGTCCGTATTCGGACAAATTACGCCAATTAATAGAGTAAGATCTGCTAGGTTTAATTTCGGCTCGGGCAATATGATTTGTTTTGTAGATGGCGCGAATAACGCGATTGTCTACAACGGCCAGTTTTGGAATGTTATTGTTAGCTCTAACTCCGGTGTAGACGCTTTGAATGCGGGAGGGTCGCAGTGCCTAAATCAGCCCTCTATTGTGGACGTATTTAAAAACCATCTGTTTTTAAGTGGTGATCCCACAGACCCGTCCAAGTTAGCTCACTCAAGCCCGAATAATCCATTTGATTGGAATGCGGCAGTAACTTCTCAAGGTGCTAGTGTAGGTGCGGGACAGCAAATTGCTGGGTTTGATATCGTTGCATTTAAGACTTTCCGAGATGACTTGTTTTTATTCGGAGAGAACAACATCAAGAAGTCGATAGTAAGCTCCAATGGAGACTTTTCTATTGAGCATGTTACGAACAATGTGGGCTGTATGGCCCGAGACTCTGTCCTAGAGATAGGCGGAGATTTGATATTTTTAGCACCAGATGGTTTCCGGCCTGTTGCGGGTACATCCCGTATCGGGGATATCGAATTAGAAACAATTTCTAAACCGATACAACAGCTTCTTAGGGAGCTACCGCATGTATATGATGTGGACTCTTTAGTTGGCGTTGTTATCCGCTCAAAAAGCCAAGTCAGGTACTTCATTGATCCACCTACTGTGGTGGGACAAGAGGAAAGTTTTGGGATTATAGGCGGCTTGCGGAGTGCTGATCAGCGGCTCGGGTGGGAATTCGGGGAGATGGTTGGAATACGAGCCAGTTGTGCTGTTAGCGAATACGTTAACAATGTTGAGGTAGTCTTACACGGCGACCACAACGGAAAAGTTTACCGGAGTGAAAATGGAGATCTCTCCTTTGATGGGCAGAAGATATTAGCCATCTACGCTACTCCATTTTTTGACTTTGGCGAAACTGAAGTACGAAAAATAATGAGGAAAGTTAACACCTTTATCAGAGCAGAGGGGCCATTGGAAATGAACATGGCCTTAAATTACGATTGGAATGATCCTACAACGGCAAAGCCTAACTCTTATTCTCAAATTTCTGAGGGGGCCCCAGTAGTCTATAAAGGCATCAACATAGATTATAACGCGGCAAACGTGTCGTATGGGGGCACTGATAAGCCGATTATAACCACGGACGTTCAAGGATCTGGTCAGGCGGCACAGGCTACTTTCGTAACTCTTGGAATTACCGAACCATACAGTATTCAAGGCATTGTCTTTGAATTCTCAATAGCGGGAAGATTATAAATGACAATAGGTTACTCTAGGACTTCCGTTGCTGACATCATTAACGGCGCGAATATTACTGCACCTCCGCTCAACGCGGAATTTAATGCGATAGCAGACGCTTTCAACGGCACTTCGGGACACAGCCACTCGGGAACTTCCTCAGATGGAGCGCCCATACCACTAGGAACTTCAGTAGTAGGTTATCTCCTAGATCTTAATGGCGGCGTTGGCGGAAGAAATAACACAAGCGGGACAACTGACCCGTCTGCAATCCATGACTCAGCTCTTGGCTATTCCGTAGGTTCTATATGGATTAATACATCGACTAACCGCGTACATATCTGCCAAAGTAATCAGGCTTCACAGGCAGTCTGGTTTGAGCTAAATACTACAAGTCATTTGGCACAGATGACGCCAAAAATTACGAACACAATTGATATTGGTAGTGCCGCCAAGCAGTACCAAGATATCTACATTGATGGTATTGGGTACATTGATACTATCCTATCCGATAATATCAGCACCACAGCAAACATAAATGTTAATGGCCTTGCCACAGTAGCTAATTTAACCGCAACAGGCTCGGTCAGCTTGGGCTCTACCACTGCAATAACTGGTGGAACTATAAACAATACCGTTATTGGGGGATCAACCCCAAGTGCCGTTTCTGGTACGGTAATTACTGCGACATCTAATTTTGCGGGGGCTCTGACGGGAAATGTCACAGGCAACCTTACCGGCAACACCGCCGGAACACACACAGGCCCATTATCTGGTGATGTAACAAGTTCTGGTACTAGCAACTTCGTAAACGTAGCGATATCCGGTACGCTAGACATGGACGCAGGAACAACTGCCACCGTCACCAACCTAGCCACCCCAGTTAACAACCTTGATGCGGCTACAAAGGGGTATGTCGATACGTCACTAGCAAACCTAGTAGACGCGGCCCCTAACACACTAAACACGTTGAACGAGCTTGCGGCTTCTCTAGCAGATGATGCTAGTTTCGCAAATACGATGACTACCGCACTAGGGACAAAGTTGCCGCTGGCTGGCGGGACTATGTCGGGCAACCTCGACTTAGGCACTAACAAAATAACGTCTTTGGGAACCCCTACCGGAGCCGCTGACGCCGCTACTAAGGGGTATGTAGACACAAAACTCCCGTTGGCTGGAGGAACCCTGACGGGGGCTCTAGCACTCAGTAATAATAAAATAACGGGTCTTGGGACGCCTACTGCGGCCACAGATGCAACTACGAAAACGTATGTTGACGGAATTCTGACATCAGGTGAAAATGCGTCACTATCCGCCGCCAATGCGTCTACCTCAGAGACTAACGCCGCCGCTTCTGCGGTACTGGCACAAAACTGGGCAGTACAGACCGGATCTCCTGTTACAAACGGGGGAGGAGAATATTCAGCAAAGCATTATGCCAACCTAGCTTCAGCGGCTAACGCGGCGGTAGCTAACTTCTTCGATACTTATTTTGTAAGTTCTGGGGAGCCAAGCGGTTCTAATCTAGGAGTTGGTGATTTATGGTACGATACAACTAACAGCCTATTAAAAGTATATACTTCGTCTGGGTTTATTAATGTAAACTCTAGCGTAAACGGAACGACTAACAGGTATGAGTTTGTTGTAGGAACCCCTCAAAATACGGACGCAGGGGCATACTCTGGGTCTACTACTGTATTTCCCGCAACGTATGATCAAGGGTTCTTAGATGTCTACAAAAATGGTGTAAGACTATTACCGACACAATTTACTGCCACAGACGGTCAGTCCCTCACTCTGTCTTCTGCCGCGACAAGCGGAGATACCATATCTTTGATCGGGTATGGGAACTTCCAAACCGCAAATCATTACAGCAAAACACAGAGTGACATTATCTACGGTCAAAAAATTATCGATCTAGAAGACGAAATCTTATTACAATTAGGAGTATAAGCCAATGGCTATCCAGAACAGCAACTTCAACACTCTAATCGCGGCCATTGACACTAAAGCTCAGGCTTTGGCCGCTTCTACAACAGACGCCAAGGATCTCGTATTCTTGGGCAAAACGCTAGAGGCGTTAAACGTCACTGCCACCGTGTCTGATATCATTGGCGAGGGCACTGTACAGGTAACGGCGGTAACCTCGGCAGGGACTACGCAAGTCGGTCTTGTAAACGCGGCTGGGGCTACGCAAGTAGCGGCGATAAACTCGGCAGGGGGGAATTACGCAACTTCCGCTACTCTAACTACTGCCATAGATGCACTAAGGAATATAATTACAGTTACTGTTGCTAACAGCAAATTTGTAATTGATGGCACTGAGCAACAAGCGTTGAAACTTACTCCAAGTGTAAAGTATCGCTTTGATCAATCAGATGCATCTAA